ATTAGGTTCTTATGAACAAATAACTAACAATTTACAGCATCATTATAACCCTGACCAAGGAACATGTGTTCGTGCTGATTTCTGTGGGGCAGTTTATCATGATAAGAAAAATACTAAAAGTAATATTATAACTCCTTTACCACCAGCAGAGGAAGGACCAGGAGCTAGAGTAGGTTATTTTAGAAGTGAACCAAACGAATTATACTTTTCAATTCCTACAAATGAAAATATTTTGTATTAAGTGTCATTTCACTTCGTTACTTTTCTTCGTTACAAAAATGAATATCAATATCTTTTAGTTCTGGAATAGGAATAGGAATATTAATAGAAGTGTTATCAGTATCTTTCTTAACAACAGTAATTTTTCCAGTTTCCTTATTAAATTGTAACAAACATCCTCCAGTCGGCTTGGTCATAATATCTACAGTTTCCTTTTTTTGTTTGCGATTAGGAGCCCTATGTTCATAACCGCTAACTCTTTCTTTCTCAATAGTAGTCCATATTTCTTCCAAAGAACTAATATTATCTTTAAACCATTGTCTATTTCTACAAACTAACACACAACTTAATTGTTCTAGTTTCCAATAAATAGTTTTCATATACGTATAATTGAATTCTGGATTATATTGATAATAATCAACGACATTTTCTTGCCATTGTGTAATATCGTCTGGATGAATTAAATCTAATGGCCTATAAACATAAAATGGTTTACCCTCTTTTGTATGAAAGTAAATTATTGATCCTTTCATTTTATTATCTTTGGATAAACACAGATTTTGAAATTCAATCCCATCTTCATCTTCATACCATTCTTCAGTTGTATCATCTTTATATGAACCAAAATCAGGATATTCTATAAATTTTGTTTCTAAAAAGTCACATTCATCAAGATCACAAACTTCCATTTGAAGTTGCATTTGAATCCAATATTCTTTCTTTGGAATTCCATCAATTTCACGATTAACAATATTTTTAATTTCTAACATACGTCCATATCTTTTGGAAGTTTTGTCAATATTAATGCCATCTGGAGATGCTCCTAAGAATAAATATTTTTCGTGTTGAATACAACCAAAGTCTTCAATTTTGGTTTCGTAATTATGCTCATAAATTTTTACTGAGAGAGGTTCATATTTTTGTCCCCAGTGAAGTGTCGTATTAGTATTTACCATTACAACCTCCTTTATTTCCTTAGTTTCTTCATTCTCAACTTCATTATCATCATTATCAAGGAACAAACTTTGATTTAGTGGTTGACATTTTTCATAAATAAGTTGGTTTTTAACAGTTTGACTTTCAAATGCTTTGTATGCGTTTGATGCAGTAATCAAATTATGGCGAAATTCGTACCATTCTTTTGTTCTTTGTGTTGGTTGTGGTTTATTCCTTAAAACATACAGTTGTTCATCAATAAAATCTGAATCAGGATCTTCTAAGATAATTGTATATGGATATGAACGTGGAGGCATAAAATGTTTAAAGAAATCATTTTTGGCATGTTCAATAATTTCATCCATTTCATACTCAGCGTCATCATTGTAAAATATATCAAAATCAAAATGTGAATGCATTAGTTCCTGAATATTTTCATCAAAAGTATCTTCAAAATCTGGTTCAGAAATAAGAGCAGGATGGTCTTTAATAAACTCTTCCATTAAATGTGTACATGTCTGATATAATTCTAGTGATTCCTCATCATTAAAGTATTTGGGATCTTCTTCAGGTATAATAAGATCCGTAACATCAATCAATTCAGTATTGTTTTCAGTCATATCTATATAATTTATATATTTGTTTTTAAACTATTATTTGAATCAATTTTATTAAGTTAACGTATAAATTTGTAATAAAATTGATTAATCATCTTTATCAGATTCAGAGTCATCTTTATTTTTTAGATTTTTTGCTGTGCCTTGTTTTTTCTTAGGTGCTAAACCTTTTAAAGTTGAAACTCTTTTGTCTAAATTTTTAAGGGTAAAATGATTAGATGGTTTATTGTAAAATAAAGCAGGAATATCTTTAATTTCGCCAGTTTCTTTATTATAATTAACATCTTTAACGCGTTGTAATTTCTTTTTATCAAGACAATCTCTAAAAAAAACTATTAGTTGGTCATATTCAACGTCAGTTAAATTATTTGAAATTTTGTAATTATCGGCAAATAAAGTAAGTTTCTTGATTTTAGCGGTTTTATCTAATTTACTCCAAGGTTCGTTTGAATTAGTTATTTTTTCATTTTCAAGAAATTTATCTAAATTGGCAAGATCACTGGATGATTTACTTTCAGGCCATGGAACACCGTTTAAGATCATGGATTTATATTTAAGTGTTTTCAACTCATTACAATCAGTAGTTTGCATTTCTTTGTTCATTTTATATAGTATATTGTAAAATAGATTTTAACTCAATTTCCGATAATAATAATTAAACTATGTATATTTAAAATAATATTTATATTGATTTTATAATAAAGTTTATTATTTTACAATAATATATAATATATAATGGATAATGATGATACAACAAATACAAAAAAAATAATAATAATAGAAGAAACACAGAAAAATAAACTAACAAAAAAAATAAATTGTGAAAAGGAAAGAAAAATGAGAGTAGAAACAAAAACCTGGGGATTAAATGAAGAAGAATTAACACATCAAATACAATTAGATGCTTTAATATCTGATAATTTTATAGAGAATGAAAGTAAAGATACATATATATCCAAACTAACAAGTCATATTAAAAACAAAATTTATAATTATAAGCAACAAGATATAATAAAAAAAAAGTTAAATGAAAAAGAATTTGTTAGTTTTGAAGAAACGATAGATCTATTAAAAAAATGTAATATGAAATGTTGCTATTGTTCTAGTGATGTTTACATTTTATATGAACGTGTAAGAGAAATGAAACAATGGTCACTTGATAGAATTGATAATGATATTGGACATAATAGTGGAAATTTAGTAATAGCTTGTTTAGAATGTAATTTAAAGAGGAGACGAACTAATAAAGACAAGTTTATGTTTACAAAGAATATGGTTATAATTAAAGAAGGTAATTAATATTCCTCTAAATTTACATCATAATTTTCTTCTTCTATTTCTAACATTTTAGCATAAGTATCATAATTTTTTAATATTTGTTGGTATAAAGGCGATAGTTCATGAAATATATCTGAAAGAATTTCCCAATATGGCTTACAAACATATGTAATATATCTCATTTCATGGTTATAAAATGATGATGAACTATTAATATTGAAAGATGTAAATGGTTTCAATCCTTTGTCTTTTTCTTTTTCAGTTTGTAAATAAAATTCAAAAGACACCTTTCTTGCCCATTCTTCACAGTGTTCATATTTTTGAATTGGATTTCCAATATCAGCCGCATGAACAAATATTTTAGCTAATAAATATTGATCATCTATAGATTCATAATTAAACCCAGCATCCTTTTTTGTTTTCATATTTTCAAGAATAGTTTTATGGTTTGCCATATCTGTTCCTAAAATACAATTAATTATCGTTTTTCTACAAATAATAAATTCATCATGATGACAATTTTGAAAAAGAGCATGTTTTTTTATAAGTTCAAATGATAAGTGACAATGAAATTGTTCAAGAACGCTCAAGTCATTATAACGACAAGCTAATTCAGAACATGTATTAATTTCAAATAGATTATTATTACCAGGATGTCCAATATCATGAACTAACGCACTAATAAGAATTGAAAACAATACATCTGGATTAAGTTTATCAAATAATGCACATTGGTCAAGCAAAACATATGTAGTATGTAATATATGTGTTGCGTGATAAAAGTTATGATATGAGACTTCATTATACATATCGCAAACATCTTTTACAAACCCTTTTAGGCAAATGATATTGATTTTGTGATAATCCATGCGTTCAAAGAAAGTTTTAAAAATATAACATACAATATTTCTAAGAATAAACGTATCATCAATTTTAAGAATATTAAAATCAATTGTAAAGATGTCATCAGGGATTAGGATAAATTTATTTATAAGGGCTGAATAATCAATTTTACCTGTTGTATCAATTCTGGGTAAATCATGAATAATAGAAATTAATGATACCTCATTAGAAGAAGGTGATCTAGATTTGTTTCTAGACATAAATACTGGCGATAGAGGCTTATAGCTTTCCATTTTGTTATAGTGATTTATAATTATCCTTAATTACATTTTGATTTCAATTTTTTTAACCCCCCTATACCTAAATACCTAAATACCTAAATACCTAAATACCCATTTTTAAGTTATTTAAGTTTAATCATACATTATTTTAAAATCAAATATAATAATGTATACTACGTGGAAATGGAGTACAGGAGAGGCATATTATAAAAGTGCCAGACCAGAAAAAGATGAACAACA